GTCGAAGTCAGCGTTAGCGACGAGGTTGATTTCGACGAAGACGTTGAGTTCGACAGCGACCCGGTAGCCGAAGCGTTCGACGTGCTCGAATACCACTTCGAGGACCATGAGCACGGGCCGGCCCTGTTGGCCATGCTGGCGACGGTTCGCGCTTTCCACGAGGAAGCCGACGAGGAAGTTGAGCTTGACGATTGACTTGAAGTGTGCATATGAAGGGTAGGAAGCGGCTGGCGTCCTCCGGCTAATCTTCCCACCGTCGCGCTACAGCCGGCCCCGGCGCGCTTTAAGAAATAGGGGCCGGCACTTTTTCGAGGACACCCATGGTCGAGACCCGTGTAGAGCGCCGATCCCGTATGCTCCTGGGCCTCCCGGTCCCCGAGCTACCACCCAGCATCGCCGTGCTCTCCGAGCCCCACCGCCGCGTCATCGACGCTTGGTTCGCCAACGGCTGCCGCTCCCGCCGAGGTGCCATGATCGAAGCCGGCATGAGCCCCAGCAGCACGCATTCAGTTTTCATCCGGCCAGAGGTCAAGAAGGAAATCGACCGCCGCCGGGATCGCCTGGATTACCGGGCCGCGGTCACGGCCGAGCGCATCGAGCAGGAACTGGCCAAGATCGCGTTCGCCAGCCTCGGCGATCTCCTGGAAATCCAGGAAGACGGTTCGGCCTGGATCGACATGTCGGCCATCACCGAGGACCAGAAATCCGCCTTGGCCGAATACAACGTCGAGACCTACAAGGAACTCGGGAATGACGACGAACCCGGTCGCGAGGTCAAGAAAGCCAAGATCAAGTTCCACGACAAGAAGGCGGCCCTTGACAGCTTGGCCCGCATCCGCGGTATGTTCAAAGACAAGCTGGAGGTGTCTGTAGGGCTCACCCTGAGCGACAAGGTGCAGCAGGCCCGGATGCGCCTCGCCGAACCGAAGATCATCGAAGGAGAAATCATCCCATGAGCAGAAACGTGACAGTGCCCGGCGGCGCTGGAAGCTACTGCCCGCCGCGCTACACCGTGGGCGGTGGCGATTGCTTCGTCAGCCCGCAACATGAGGCCGGCGTGCGGGACCGCATCGCGCGGGAACTCGCGGAGCGGATCAAAGACGCCCTGGCCAAAGAGAAGGCCCTGGTCGAAAAACTGAGGAAGAAACGCTGATGGTTGACCCGCCCTACATTCGTCCCCCGACAAAGACGCCAGTGCCCCGGAAGCCGGTCATCAAGCCGGTCAACAACAGCGGCAACCAGGGCTTCACAATCAAGCCAACCGTAAAGGGAAGCTGATGCCGGCTACGATTGACCCGGGGGAGGACGCGCTCGACGACCTGATCGCCGACTGTTACGCTGACCCATTGAAATACGTCATGACTATGTTTCCTTGGGAGACGGAGCATTCGATCCAACTTGTCGAACTGCCGCCCGCTTACCGGGATCGGTTCAATTGCAAATATGGGCCTGACCAGTGGGCGATCGATATCCTGGAGCAGTGGGGCCGCGATATCCGGGCCAACGCCTTCGACGGAAAGACCGCGGTGGCACCGCTCCAATACTCCGTGGCCTCGGGCCATGGTATAGGCAAGTCCGTGCTCTCGGCCTGGGTCATCAAGTTCATCATGGACACACGCCCCGGGTCCAAGGGTACCGTGACCGCGACCACGGCCGATCAGTTGCGAACCAAGACCTGGGAGGAACTCGGCAAGTGGCACAGAATGTCCCTGACGGCCCACCGGTTCGATTACCGGAACGGGCGCGGTTCCATGTCTCTCACGAGCAAGGCATTTGCTCCGGCGGGTAGCCCGGAAGCAGAGGTAGCTCAGAAATGGAGTTGCAATGCTCAGACGTGCCGGGAGGAAAACTCGGAAGCGTTCGCGGGTCAGCACTCCGCCGCCGCGACCAGTTTCTACATTTTCGACGAAGCATCCGGCGTCCCCGCGAAGATATTCGAGGTCCGGCGCGGGGGCTTGACTGACGGCGAGCCGATGACCTTCGACTTCGGCAATCCGACCAAGAACTCCGGCGCGTTCTTCGACGAGCACCATGGCCGGAACGCTCTGCCCGCCAACCGGCGCTGGAGCATCGACAGCCGCACGGTGAAGATCACCAACAAGGCTCTGCACGCCGAATGGGCCAATCTCTGGGGCGAGCATAGCGACTTCTTCAAGGTCCGGGTCCGCGGCGTGTTCCCAGACCAGTCGGACATGCAGTTCATCTCCACGGGGGATGTAACCGCATCTATGATGCGCGATCTTCCCTACACCAAGGGCGCGTCCCTGGTCATGGGCGTTGACGTGGGCGGTGGCGGCGACTTCGGCGACGAGACGGTCATCAAGATCAGGCTCGGGCAGGATGCACGGTCCTGGCCGGCCAAACGGTTCCGTGGGCTCGACACGGTGCAGATCGTGGGCAAGGTGATCGAGACGGTGATGGAGTTCCGCGCGCTCGGGCTCAAGTTCACCGCGATCTTCCTCGACGGCGGCGGCCTTGGCCAGGGGGTGGGCGATCAGTTGCGCCATCTCGGCTACGCCCCGATCATGGTCCACTTCGGCGGCAGCCCGATCGACGCCCGCATGTATTACAACCGCGGCGACGAGATGTGGGGCCGGATGCGGGACGCCATCCACACGACCCTGGCCCTGGCCGGCCCGGAGACTGAAGAAGGCAAAGACTTGCGAGATCAGTTGACTGGGCGTGAATTTGGGCCTACAGACAAAAATCAGATACATTTGGAACGTAAGAAGGACATGCGTAAGCGCGGACTGCCCTCCCCAGACATGGGCGATGCCCTGGCGCTGACGTTCGCCCAGGACGTTGCGCCGCAGGAGATGGCCGCCTACGTCAATGAGCCGGTCTTCACGATCCACGAATACGACCCATGGAGCTACAACCTAGATGGACAGCACTGACGATCGCCCAGCCTGGGTCCCCAGCCACGCCTCCTGGGTGAATGGGCTGTGGTATGTGAACGGCAAGCAGATTTTCGACCCTGGCCAACCGGCGCCGGAACTGGCCGCCGACCGCCGCGCCCGGCTGATCGCCGAAGATACGGCCCGATTGGCCAAGACGCGCACTGGTCTTCCGACCGGCCATTATCGGCACTGTGGCCTAATCTACGGCCCGAACGGCAAGATCGCCGTCGATCTCCCCGGCGGCTACGTCGATGACGGCTCTTGGCTGCCCGGCCACGCCGAAGCGCGCGAGGCGCGCAAGGCCTCCATGATTAAGGCCCAGGCCGCGGAGCACAAGGCAATCGCCGCGATGGAAGCCGCGATACAGGCCCGGCACGTAGCAGCGGCCCGCGCATTCCAGGCATCAAACGTTATGGTAGAGGAATAAACTTATGGGCGGACCTAAAGTTCCGGCGCCGGCCGCGCCGGCCGCGACACCACCGCCGCCTCCGACCATGGTTGATCCTGCCGTGATCGCGGCGCGGCAGAACCTGATCGAGAAGCAGTCCATGGCCGGCCGCGGCCAGACCGTGGCACCGCAGACCGGCAACCAGGGGCAGACCCTCGGCCAATCCGTCGCGCTGGGCTCTGCCTAATGTCCGGCTCCGGCGGCGCATACATCGGCGTTGATTACCAGCCCCAGGCGGCTGATCGTAACCGCCAGGAGTATTACCTGAAGCGCATGTCCGCGCTAGAAGCCGAACGCTCGACGTTCCGCCCGCACTGGATGGAATTGAGCCGGTTCATCAGCCCCAGGTCCGGCCGGTTCTTCTGGACCGACGTGAACCGTGGCGACAAACGCTACAACCAGATTTACAACACCCGGGCCACCATGTCGTGGCGCAACGCGCGGGCCGGGCTGTTCGCCGGCGTCATGTCGCCCTCACAGCCGTGGTTCAAGCTGGAGACGCCAGACCCGGACCTGATGACCTACGAGCCAGTCGCGGAATGGCTCTACAAGGTCGAGCAGTTGATGTATGCCATCGCGGCGGCGTCGAACCTCTACAACATGGCCCCCACGACGCTCGGGGAACTGCTGCTGTTCGGCACCGGTGCCATGTCGCACATGGACGACTTCGACAATGTGGCGACGTTCTACCAGCACACCATCGGCTCCTATTCCCTGGCCCAGAACAGCAAATACCAGATCGACACCATCTGCCGGCAATACCAGGACACGGTGAAGATGCTGGTCGAGACCTACCCGGGCAAGGTGTCGCCGACCGTGCAGCGGCTCTACGATCGCGGCGACTACGAAGCCAAATTCCCGGTCATGAACTTCATCGAGCCGAACCGCGAGCACGACCCG